CTATCAATCTGCTGCTCTACGCTCTCCTCTACGGGCTGCGGCTCTCCGAGTGTACCCGCGAGTGGTTCGCCGCGTTGAACGCCGCTATAATCCCTCACAGTGCCGCCCCAGCTGCCTAGCCTCCTCATCTGATCTTGGACATGCTTCTTCCAATTCTCTGGTCGACCAAGATTGGCATCGTCGTCCAACTCGACACCTCCCTCACGCGCCATATTAAAGCGCCCCTCTTTCAATGGCGACAAATACTTATACCACGCAACCCATTTCTCAACTTCATCCATCTGATCAAAGTTTTCCTTGATCCATTGGGCAATCATTATTATACGTTCTGCCCGTTCGTCGGAGCCAGACATAGCCCTCCCTCCGTGCTGGCTGTCAATAGATTGAATAGCGTGCTGTGGCCACTTGCCTGACATAACGTCGGCTTTGGTGGCGTCTGCGAGTGCTTTCGCTGACTCCATCGGGACACGGATTGTTTCTGCTGCTGCTTCCTCCACCATATCAGGGTGTTCGTTAAAGTATTTCACTATCTTTTTGACGGTTTCAACTTCTTCTGGGGAAGATTTAGCGCTCACCGCGATCTCATACTTCCAGTTGAGCAACATGGTGGGGTATTGTTCGTGCTGTGTGGTTGTCTCGGGCATCATGATAAAGCGCGAGTCTTTCGCGAGCGCTAGCGGCACAAACTTGGCTGAGTATTCATCGCCAAAACAAAGTTCCTGCTGCTCTCCTTCGCCTTTTCCGCATTCGTCTTGATAAAGTTTCTCTAGGTTTCTCGCCATGTTGCGGCTAAGATCATCGTTCTCTATGCGGGCGGGTCGACCCGGAGCGGGGCGCGATCCAAACATCTTGCTGTATAGTCCATCGATGTGGCCACCTCTGTCCTCATCAAATGCCCACATCTTGACCATATTTGGGATGCTGCCGAGTCCTCCGCCAGAGTTTAACACCGCATTGTCTTGGTGCTTGCTGCGCCTGAACCAGAACTCCAGCTTTGGTCCGTCTTTGTAAATCTTCCAATGGTCAAGCGCCATGTCGTACATGCCTTCCTGCTCGCGATCAAAGGCGGTCTTGGCGGCGTAGCCTTCTTCTGCTAGCTTGGAGCGTATCTTCTCGTGGATCTCTGCGTAGTTATCTTCGAAGTTCTCCTTGATCGCATCCGCAAAGTATTGCGCGGTGCGTGTTGCGTCGTCATCGTTCTCTACACCTTCCTGTTCGGACATACGAATCTCAATCTCAAGATGGGCGGTTGCGGGCGGATCTGGATCGCTAAGTTCCCAGCCGGGGACCACCCCAGTCAACATTTTAACTTCCCACTCAAGCTCGCCCTCACCGGGCAGATCCCATTCGATATTCTCTATCTCTGTATCACTTAAAAACTCGCGAGCTTCAGAGCCCCAAGTGTTCTCGGGAATGGTCCTGAACCGCTCGTCTGCGGTGGTATCATCGGGACCAAGGGTGGGTGTGTATTCGTTGTTTCTCTTTTCAAACCCTTTCCATCCCAGATCGATCTGTATGCTACAATAAGCGTTCATGTACATATATACACCAGCATCGCCGCCGTGATCGTCGGGCCCCATCACTTCGCCGCTAATGGATGAGTTCTCGCCCTCGTAATTGTTTACCACCTCGTCTATCGCTTGTTGGATTGCCTCTTCGTCGACCTGACCTTCAAAGCTGACGTCGGGGTTCTGTCGTTGGAGATAGTTGTTCATCTCTTGGAAGCCGTCATAATCGTTTGAGTGCTCCCCGCTTTCTTGGACTGCGGTGATTTTCATGTTCTTAATAAACCAATCGATATGTTCCCACATTTCGTCGGGGGGTGCGTCGTTGCTGCGCCCCTTGATTTGATACAAGTAGTTGCCGCCGTAGCCTTCATCTTCCCATGTCATTGTGATATAAGATGAGGATGCTTTGCGTCCCTGGTGGCGCTTGCGGAGGGAGACGAGGACGCCGCGGCTGTCGCTGCCACAGTGTCCCATGCGCTCGCCTTCAACGGAGCAGTTAGATGTGTTGAGGTTATACCAGTAGGAGCCATCATCAAACTGATGGATGACCATCTCTGGATCTTCTCGATTGTTTAAGTCGTCTATTGCAGTCTGAAGGGCATTCTCAATATTATCGCCCTTAATCATTTCGTAGTTGGTGGGCTCCGCGTTTAACCAAGAAAACAACAGATCATACCGGTTCCAGAAGCGACGGAACTCGCTCATCATAAAGTTTTGGAGGAATTCTTTTACTTTCTCGACCTTTTCAGAAGGAACACCCGATTTGCTTAGTGACTTGAGTGCTTTCATGAATGTCTTGCGCCAAGTGCCATTGGGCTTGACCATGGCAGCCTTTACATTCTGCACGACGAAAACAATCTTCTTGTTTTGCTCGATGGTTTCTTCGTCGTATACTTGGCGCTGCTGTGGCTTGCTGCCGATGGTGTCGGGGTCCTCGACGCGATAGGGGGTGATTGTGCGTGCGACGATCTCGCCCCGGTCCACGCCGATCGGCGCTGGGTCGGTGTTTACCTGTATCTCGTCCTCAAAGTTGTCCTCCATCCACTTCACCCAGTGACCTTGTGGGCGCGAGACGTAGCCTGGGTTTAGCCTGTTCTCTTTCCACCGGTTGCCTGCGTATGTCTTTGACTTCTCGGGTGCGTTCGGCATCGCGTTCTCAATAAAGTCGACGATACGTTCGGGGAGGCCAATGTCCCTCAACCCTTCGGTTAAAACTTCTTCTCGAAGATACTCAAACCAATTACCTGTAGAAATGTCCATTAATTTGCTCCAACATTATAAATAGTTGGCTATTTCCAAAAGAGTTGGATACCCACTATCATAATAGAAAGGAAAATACACAGCATGGTTTTGGTGGTGAACATCGATTCATGTAAGAGCCACCACGTTAAGAATGGAAAGGTTAAATAAGACATTCCAAATCCCAGCATGCGGGCAGCCCACGCTTCGTGTGTCGCGTCGACGGCCATTCTCACCCCATACCAAAAACATATGCTCGCCGGCACCCCAAATAACAGGGCCGGCAAGAGTGCCCTGTTCTCCCACCATTTCCAGACGTAGTGAGAATACAACTGAAACCACACTAAGGTTTGGCCCACTGCTAGTAGCCCACATGCCTTCACTAGTTCAGAAGTTGGCAATTATCAACTCCTCGCATGCTGCAGCCTTGTCTGTTATTTTTCCGTAACTATCTATCATTTTAATATCATAATCCTTAAAGATTCGGTGAAGTTCTCGATGATTTTTATAAAGGACGATCCACTTGTGTGAGGTGTTTTTTAGCGCCTGGCACAGTTGCCGATGATAAATTGTATACATCTCCAACCCTTTGTGCATCCCGTGTTCCATTAAGTTATAGCTAAACTTGCCGGCTGGAATTAATAGATAATCTACGCCTTGAACCTTTTCGATTTGATTTTCAAGGAGTGTTTCTCCTGTGTATCTCAAATGAAAGTTCTCGGGGGGCTTGAACGTAGATAGCCGAGAGAGAGCTATGGGATTAAAATTTTTATTATCAAAGGCGCCTGCCGAAATAGAGCCCCCTTGAGAACACCGATTAAGAAGAAAAAACAGTGCGGAGCGAATTCCAGGATCTTTATACTTGGGCCACTCCTCTTGAAAAATGTAAAATACCTTTTCCTCATCAATGGGGTGGAGAAGCTTTACTATTTCAGCCAAGCGCGTCGGCTCCTGTATTGCCGATTGCCAAAATTCATATATGACGTACTTATCGGTGTGGGCGATAATAAATCGGTTCTCGGCCGCAAGTCGAAGCTCAAGCTCTCCGCAAAAAAATAAAAAAGAACCGATTATTGATCTTTCGGGGATTATTTTCTTAAGCACTTCTAATGACTTAAAATTATTTACACTATCTTTAAGGGGAGATATCATTCGCGCCCAGCCTACGATCTATGTACATTATCCGCAAAGTCATCCAGCTTTTCTTGCAGTTGTTGTTCTCGGTTTACAAAATCACTTTCGCTCATTTCGGAGGGCGTCAGATTCTGAATTGCGAGTCTATACTCTTCGAGTTGTTGTTGCAGAACGCTTACTCCCTCGGACGCCGGAGTGATTTCGTCTGTCTGACTTTCTTCCTCTTGAGCAGTTGGGCGGGAGGCCTGTAGCTTATATGACACAAACCCCAAAATTATCTGCTCAATATCGTGTAGGGTGGTGGCGGCGCTTTGTAATTGTGTCCGAAGAAGCGACAGCTTTTCCACGCTTTCTAGATCGAGTTCTTCGATGGGAGACAAGCTTAATTGACCATTTATGTCTTTTATATCTGTCGCTACTCGTTGAAAGAGACGCTGAACTTCTCCCTCTAAATCTTTAAGTTCAATTGAATATTGAATATTTACTCTTTGTTCCATTATTATCCTCTTAATAATTCTTTTTTCCGGTTTTTATTTAACATTGTTTCTATGCGGGCGGGACTCCCCACAACCACAATGTCTGTGCCGGTATTGCCCCTGTTGATGGTTAGTTTAGAAAACTCGTGGGTGGTATTTAATTCGCCGTCGATGATCCCTTGCTCGTTTAGACGTTTCATGCGATCCTCCTCTCTAACCATGATAACATGATCGGGGTTTATAAATATCTCCTTGAGTGCATAATTTTGATTTGTTGAATAAGTGCCATTGATACACACTTCTGTAAGCTTTATTAGCATTTGTTCTCCATGGGATACGTGTTTCTCATGGCAACTGCTGCCTCTCGGCCGCGAGTGTAGACAATATAATTGCCACCCATCCAACTAGAGCCTATTGGTATTTCTTTGATAAGAACTCCCACAGTTGGCTTCACTGTCTTTTCAATAAACATATTTCCTCTATCGAACAACAACACATCTTGAGGTATATAAACCAAATCTCCTTCTTGCATCTAATCGACCTCCGTTTGTATGATCCCAAAATTTGTAGTAATGAGAGTCCCGGCGCAACTTGCCGCATTTTGAAGGGCAGTCCGGGTTACCTTAACGGGGTCAATAATACCAGCTTTCAATAAATTGGTCATCTCTCCTTCTCTAAAGTCCCAACCCTCGCCAAACTCTGCATCCAATACTTTATCTACGGTGAGATCGGGTGACACCCCAGCATTGAGAGCCATCTGTCTAATGGGCTCTGTACATGCCTCTCGCACCACCAGTGCTCCATTAATTTGGTCATTATTGTCTGATGTGATAGCTATACTTAGGCTAGCGCGCAGCAGGGCGCTTCCGCCACCTGGGATAATTCCTTCTTCTTGGGCTGAGCGCACGGCGGATAGTGCGTCTTCGATACGATGTTTGCGTTCAGTCATCTCTACTTCGGTCGCCCCTCCCACTCTAATCACGGCGACACCCGACGACAATCTTACGATACGGGTCTGATAAGAATCTGCCTCGGGGATCGAATCTGTGTGTTCGATTTCTGCCTTTAGGGTTTCGATGCGGGCCTCTACTTCGTCAAGATTGCAGTTACCTCCTACGATTGTAGTGTGATGTTTATCGCTTTCAATAAATTTGGCCGATCCAAAATGCTTTAGCTGTGTCTCTTTAAGTTGGTGGCCCGACTCGCGAGTGATCAACGTTGCCCCTGTTGACAGCGCCACATCATCCAAGAGTTGTCGGCGCTCTTCTCCGTAAAAGGGTGCTTTAATAGCCGCTACTTTCAACGTGCCGCGCAGCGCATTCATAATTAAAGCAGCCAGAGCTTGGCCCTCAATATCTTCGGCTATAATAATAAGGGGGCGGTTATCCCGCGCCACCATTTCTAAAATAGGAAGGATATCTTCGACGGTCGAGATACGATAATCGGTCACCAGAATAAGTGGGTCATCATGGCGCATGATGGCGCGGCGCTCATCCGTAATAAATGCACCCGCACAATATCCTGCATCCACTCTAAACCCCTCAGTCACATCTAAGGAAGTTTCGAGGGAGCGCGACTCTTCGATGGTGATTGAGCCATCTTGTCCTACGCGGTCCACGGCCAGAGAGATTAGTTTACCAATAGACGCATCGTTGTTAGCGGAAATTGCGGCGATATGTTCAATATCTTCTATCTGGGTAACGGGAATCGCCATGTCATGTAGATTATTAACTATCTCCGTGGTGGCTAGATTAATTCCTCGTTGCAATTCAACCGGAGAGATACCGGATGCAATATATCTTTGTGACTCTCGTAATATAGCACGAGCTAGCACAGTGGCCGTAGTAGTGCCGTCTCCAGCATCATTATTAGTCTCCACGGCGGCTTGCTTAATAATTTGAGCTGCCGCGTTTTCAAATGGATCATCACAGGCAACAAACGCTGCCACAGTAACACCATCCTTAGTAATAAAAGGAGAGTGTCCTTTTTCTTGAAGGAGTACATTTCGGCCGCGAGGGCCTAAAGTCGAAGCCACATTGTCGGCTAATTTATTTGCTCCATTAATGATTTTTTGTTGAAGAGTTTGGTTGTCATCATATGCTCTGCTCATTAAAACCTCGGGGATACTTCTATTATAATATGATATAGTGTGGGTGTCAAGTTATTTCTCTCGGATATCTTCCGTGCGCGATACAATATTTTCAGCATTACTAATTGCCGAGCCGGCTTCAGAATCATTCTTAAGACCTCCAGCAAAGTAAGCATTAATGCTATCGCTGAGGGTTTTGAGCGATTGGAAGATTTCATATACTTGCTCATTCAAAATTTCTTGTACGCGACCGATAGCTTCGGACACGTAAGCCGTTCCTACCTTAATTTCTCCTAGCGCGAGGGTGTTGGTTGGTTCGCCCGGATTTAAGGCACGCGTTTGATTTAATGAAAAGTGACCGGTGGTTAAGTACCCATATGAATTGAGAAGGGCTGTTTTCTGTTGCGCGCTACCCAAACCCTTATAGACTGCGGCCGACTCTTCGGCAGATAAAAATTCTCCGTCTTGAACCATGCGTGCAATTTCAAGTCGCCGTTCGTCGGCTTTGCGCGTTGAGGCATGCTGGGCGCGCAACTCATCATTGGCTTTTACAATAAGTGCGCTGAGCCATTGGAGTCCCCGACCAGAGAGTCTGTCGCCATAATTGTGGGCTACCCATGGCTTTACTTTTTCTCGATTGGGCATTGCCGATACTCCGCGAACAATTCCTTTCTTGACTCCGCCAAAGTATCGCGGATCGGCGTCTGCGAAGAGGTCGTCGTTTTTTGCCCATTTGATTCCGTTCACCAAACCTTTAAGTGCATCATCCCTCAAAAACTGGAGGGGGGACTCCGGACTTGCCTCCAAGTGGGCATTAATGTGGCGAGTAAGGAAATCTATAAACTGTGGCTCCATCTCTTCGGCGCTTGGTAAATTTTGCTTAGAGGGTAAGCTTTGATTAATGTCTACACGCTGCGCGCCTGCCTGGAGGGCGCTGACGATTTGACGAGGAAGCAAGATACATTTACGGGAAATATCCTTACTTTCTGCTAAAATATCCATTACGTTATCCAACGTAAAATCAAATTGGAAGAACCGAATGGCGCCTTGTTGTTCTAAACCGGCGCCTTCAAGATCTTTAGTGCATACAACGTAGCGCATGGCATTACCTAGAGGGTGGCTATACTGAGGGCGTACCAAATCATTAACTAAATCGGTGTAACTCCCTCCCACCTCTAGTTGCTTTTCGCGGTAGAGCTTCAGGCTGACGGGGATCGGACTGCCGGTAGCCTTGTCTAGATAGTCAGCAATTGTTCCTGTGTTAGCTTCGATTTGCTCGCCGTTAACGAGCGCGCCCAAGAAGGACTCAAAGCTAAATCCGGCAGATGAGGCGTTAAAATTGGTGATAACTTTAGTAAGCGTTTTATAAAATACCAAATAAGAAATAGTTTTGGCTAGCAACTCTCCGCGGTTGCCTGTCGTTTCTTCGTATGTCTCAGCGCCTTTCTCGTAAAAATCAGCAAGAGACTTAATCTTCGCCTCAAAAGTTTCGCCGGCAATGTTGTCTAAAAACTGAATCAACAACTGTCGTTGAGGACCGCTAACAGCGTCACCCTCGTCTGTTGTGCGTACGTCTGACCAGCCGATTTCCGATACAGCTACATCAGGAATCATGCGCATAATCATTTCTTGGGGTTCAAAGCTAAAGCCCTCGGGGGCAGCTACTTCCTCGCTTAAATTAATTTCTAAAACTTCCTCAATCATCTGTAAAAGTTGGGGGAAACTAATGGCGCTTTCTTTCTTTCTATATTCTTCTTTTAGAATATCTTGCAGATCAAACATTTATAACCCTCATACAATTATATCAGCTATACCTAATTCAACAGCTTCTTCTGCTGATAAATAGACGTTTACTTTACGTTCCAGCATATTTTTAAGATCCTTTTTTGTCATCTTGGTTTCTTCTACAAGTGCATTGTTATACATTTTTTGAAGCTTTTCGACCGCCTCCATTTCATTAATTAAATTATGGATTGATCCGTGACTGCCGGCTACCACCGAATGTAACATGACTCGACAGTTTTTAGCAATGCGGCGCTTACCCTTGGTACCTGCCGCAAGCAGTAAAACGCCGGCTGACATTACCTTGCCTACCCCGATGGTATGAATTTCGCTTTCCTTTTCGATGCCTTTCATCACATCATATAGGGCAAACATATCATCGGCGTTCCCCCCATACGTTGACAAGTAAAATTCAATGGGTTTTTTCTTTTCTGGGCCGTCTATACGGTTTAGCTCATTTAAATACAAAAGAGCGTGAGTAATCTCTGCCGCTTTCTCGTCACTTATTTCCGTAAAGAGGCCCACAATTCGCATATCGGGCGCCGGCGGCGCGGCAGGTGTGGCCATACTCGGATCGATTACCACTATTTGTGGTTCTTCTTCGGCGAGGATGCCCTTTACCATTTCCCTCAGTTTATTAATCATTGTTTGTTCCAAAATTGTAAAGCCACCTTTTTATTTTCCTGGAGGTGGTGCATTGCGCTATCCCAATCGTCGAATTCTACCATGTGGCGAAAAAATAGGGGATGACATTCAATGAGAGTTTGAACGGAGCGTTTTTTTAGTATCTTTACGTCTTCGTTAAAGCGCACCTCAAAAGAGCTAATGTAAGTGCTGTTTTTTTCGCTTTTTAAGAGATACTCCAACATTATTTCACGTGAATGGAGCAGGTGTTCCAGGGCTTTGATTAGGGAAGAGAGGTAAATAATATGAGCTGCCTTTATCAACGAGAGACTTACGCGGGCGGATCTGAAAAAATAAAATACCCTACAGGTAAGATACCCAAACGCAAATATCAATAAGTAGAGCCACCACGGTCCCATAACGCCTCACAAGAAAATAGCCACCTAATTCTAATTAGTGGCTATCTTTATTATAACTGATTGGAAAGTAATTGTCAAATTATTTCGCTGATGTTAAACGCTTAAGAATCCTCTCGGCCAGCTTGTCGGAAAGAGCTTCGTTCTTCTGCTCTCCTGCAAGTCGGCGCGCCACACGGCGTGCTACTTCCGCGACAATTGCGGCTTCACCCTCTTCAAGACTTTCGTGATCTTCATCATAATCTCTGTCGTGCTTCAGGGCCTCCAAGTGATGCTCGATGGCCTTGATGTGATCGTCGTCACTCATTCTATTGTCGTCGTAGTGATGTCCTTCCTCGGCGCCGCTATCTTCGCTAAGCCGGGATTTATTCTTCTTTTCCATCATCGGTGCTACTTCCACTTCTTCCTCTTCTTCTCCGCCGAAGGCCACTTCTTCACCGCCCATATCATCGACAGCGACCTCATCTTCAACTCCTGCTAATTCTTCTTCGCCTTCTATGCCTTCTACGTCGTCGCCCTCCACATCCATGGAGACGCCGTTTTCTTCAGCCCACTCTTCAATACGACCGAGGAGATCCATAACCAGTTCTTCGGCACCTTCGCCGCCTTCAACTTCAACTTCATCTTCGATACCCACTTCTTCTTCGCCGCCGGGAAGCTCATCAACCGCAACTTCTTCGCCCTCAAGTTCGTCGCGGTCACCCACAAGGCCGCCGGCTAAGCCGCCGACACCCTTGACTGTATCCCCTATCATGGTACCCAATCCTTCCTCTACGGTAGTAAAGTGCCGAATTTTATCGGCTCCTAGGGCCGGAATCTTAGCCAGTTTCATAAATTGGCGAATCTCGCCCTCAGTTAGTAAAGTCTTACGAGCCATTATAGTTCTCCTCAAAATGTGTAAAAAACTCACAGGTAAATAGTAAGCATTATTGTTAAATACCTCAAAAAAGCAAAGATGATGTAATTGGGTTCTTTTTGAGCTTTTTAAGCGCTGCTGTTTCTATTTGTTTAATTCTCGCAAATGATAAGCCAATCCTATCTGCCACTTGCCGCAAAGTCATTTTCCCATTCTCATAAATCGCCACCAAAGTGCAATTATATTCTGGCTTATAGTTAATCCAATAACGACACCCCTCTTGAGTGCAGCCGCGCTTTGAGCGGATGCATTTACGCGAACACTCCCACAAACCATCCTTCATAACTCAGGGTGCTCCCTGGCAATTAAATCAAAAATATTATCTACTTGTTGTTCATCTAAGCCTAGCTCTCGCTGTGCCGTTAAACCTTGCTGGCGCGCCTTTTTGCTTTTTACTTTTTTTACCTGCGACTGGGGTTTAATGGAGTCTACGAAGTCTTGGATTCGCTCGTCTCCATCGATGTAGCCGGTGATGAGGTGACGAAAAAATTGTGCTTGTTGCAGTCCGTCGTGACGCAATCGAATTAATAATTTAGCGTGGCGATGATCATTGTCCGTAAAGACAATGCGTTTATTATTTGCTCCGTACTCTATGCTCTCGGCCGTCTCATCTTTTCCCATTAGGTCCATTTCCTGCTGTAAATGTGGGTGCGACTTTCAGCTAAACCTGCCGAGGTTTGAACCATGAACTGTGATTTGGATTGGAATTCGGGGACGGTGCGTGCTCCCGAATAGGAGAGGCCAGAGCGGATTCCTCTTTCTAAATCTTCTAGAATATCGGCAGCCGAACCCTTAAACGGAACGCGCGAAGAGACACCTTCAAAAGAAGAATACTTTCCCTTCCAGTCCATTTGTGCCTCCTTGGATGCCATCCCGCGATAGATCTTCCATTTGTGTCCGTCGCCATCTTCCAACAGCTTTCCCGGCGATTCCGCTGTGCCGGCCAAGAGTGATCCAATCATTACTGCGTCGGCGCCTAGGGCCAAAGCCTTTACAATATCGCCCGAGTTTCTGATTCCTCCGTCGGCAATAATTTTAACATCTCGATCTGTTTGTGCACACTCCGCAATGGTTTGCAACCCGGGCACACCATGGCCTGTTTGAATGCGCGTGGAACATATTGATCCCCCACCTATATTACATCGTACTGAGTCCGCGCCCCAGTCGGATAAATCATTTACCCCCTCTAGCGTCGCTATATTGCCGGCCATGATGTGATAGTTGTCTCCCACAAGTTGACGCAACTCACAGAGTGCTTCTTTCATTAGGATGTGGTGACCATGTGCCACATCAACACATATAAACGATGCACCGGATTCAAAAGCTGCACTAGCACGTTCTAAATAATCGCCTTTCACACCAACGGCTGCACCTGGGATAGAGTCTTGTGCTCCTGCTATAAGATGGGCTTGTTGCTCGATTGTATTATATCTATGGATAACCGCCGAGCCTCCCATGGCATGCATAACGTGCGCCATTTCACCTTCCGATATCGTATCCATCGGAGAGGATAAGATCGGAAGTGATAAGTTCACGTCTTTTCCAAGAGAAGCACCAATATCGATTTCTGATCGCGACCGGATGTCTGAATATTGTGGAAGCAACAATATATCATCATAAGATAGTGCTGGGGTTTTCGTCATTTATCCCTTCTCCTTGTCGATAAATTGTTTTATGTCTTCCCGATGATACCATGTATCATCATGTGGTGGGTCTGGGTCAGCTAAAATTCTAATCTTCGGGTTACGGCGCCCCACCTTCATTAAAGATATGGTAGGTACTCCATTAAAACTTAACACCTTTTCTACTTTGGGGTAATCATCTATGTTAAAAGCAAAAAAGTGCAAATCTTCATAGTCTTCAGCTATTTCTTCAAACTCAGACTTAAGATTTTTACACAATGGACACGTATTAGAATAAAACTTAACAATACATGTTACTGGCTCAGTAACTTTACCGCTAAGAATTTTCTGTAGTGCTACTTTCGATAATCTGTGGACATTCATCGATGGCCTCCTGTGTTTTATTAATACAGTCAGGACAAAAAATTCTGACTGTTTCTTGTCTAACGACCACTTTCCATGATTGTACCATGGTCTTGTCGGCCTTGTCAAACTCTTTTTCGCACGCACTACATGAGCCCGGCAACTTGTTAAACTGGAAAATTTTGTCGGCTAAATTATCAGCGTGTTGCTTTCCCATTGTTTTTTCTAGCCGCCGGCGCGTGGTTCGATTCATTCTTCCTCTAATGCGGCTTTGGTGGACGCGTGTACTTCCGCTACCTTGGCAGTACCCTCTTCGGCACGTGCTGCAGCCAGATCTTTAATAATCCCATAGGTTTCTAATGCGTGGGCGCGCAATTGCAGTATAGCTGCATTTAATAATTCTTCTGTGGCCATTGGTTCTCCTTATCTATTCATAGCTCCAAAAATTTGTCGGAGATTATCCCCTTCAAAAACAATAACTGCCGACGGGAAAGGAGCGCCTGTGTCCAGGCCTCCAAACTTTAATCTGCCTTTAACGAAATACACCTGATCTGCTTTCATTACAAAATCGTGCCAATATCTAGTGTCGGTGCGTGCAGGAATAAGCATCACCACGCGTGTATCTGGATCGCGCGATTCTTCATACGCCTTTTTAATCCACTTATCAATTCCTCTCCCGTAGGGGGGATTAACAAAGGAGGTGTGACCTTGCCAGCTTTGTGAAAGGCCGTCATCAGTTTCTGTAAAATATTTAAGGCACTTGTTAGTACTTGGTGTGGCGCATGGGTCAAGATTAAACGGGCCGAAGCGCCAGTTAAGTTTGTCAAAAAATTCTTGGGGGGTTTCCCAGCCTCCTGTGTTAGAAGAGAACATTACCTTGAGGGTTGATTTATCCATATTGTTTCCTATTATTTGGCCGCGGCCATTAGTTGTTTTTTTAGCTCTCGCTTAAGAGAGGCAGTTTTAAAATCGATTTCTTTGCGGGCGGTAGGAACATCAAAATATTCTTCCACCTTTGTCCAATCTTCGCTGCGCATACTAGCAACAGCGCCCCTATAAAAACTTACCCAAGTGTTTCCAAGAAGAGAGCGGAAAGTTTCTTCCTCCAGCTTTGTGGTGGCAATTTGTTGGTATCCATCATCAATTTCGAATCCAACATATTGGCGACCTAAACGCTTTGCTGCAATTGCAGTAGTTCCTGTACCCATGAATGGATCTAATACCACATCCCCTTCGTCGGTGCAGCCTAAAATAAGTCGTTCCAGTAAATGAACAGGCAACTGGCATGGGTGATCATCACGAAATTTCTTGTGCTTGATACGGTGAATGTCGGTCCACACATCCGATACGAGAGGACCAAAGGGATGAACGGTGTCTTTTTTGCCGCCGTAGTCCTTTAAAAGATGGTTGCACCCTTTCTTCTTGCGACATCGCTTGTGTGGGTATCGCAACTCATAAAACTTATGATCTCCCGGCTTTGTATAAAACAAGATTCCATAATGAGCCGGCTGGAATGATTTGCCCATCGGGGCAGTGGGGGCATCCCACGAAATCCAATGCTTAAAATCTGCTTCCTTATTCAATACAGTTACACACTGTACTAACCACTTAGGAATATTATGAACCAAGATCGAGCCGCCCGGTTTAAGCACACGCACACTTTCCCGTACCCATCTTTCGGTCCATGCCATATAGGCGGCGTCGGTAAGCTGATCGTTGGTGGATGTATACTTTTTATTAAGATTAAAGGGTGGGTCAGCAAATACCATATCTACTGCTCCATCGGGAACTTGAGACAACAGATCTATGCAGTCTCCCTGATAGATTTTATTAAGTGTGCTGTCGAAGGTTTCCATCTATGCCACCTCTTGGTTGAGTTCCGACAAGCTCTCCATTATACGCCGGCGGTGGGCCAAAGGAAGTGCGCTATACTCTCGCAGGATGATCTTTTCACTACGATGACAATCTGTGCGTTCCAACACTTTCTTAAACTCTTTAAAATTTTCAAAAAAAGGCTCTTGAAGGTAAGTGCGAGGGCGAATCTTGCCATCAGAAATTCTATATTTAAGTAGACCTTCCGGATTCATCCCAACAAATCTATAAAAGGGAGCGAACTCTACCTTTACAATCTCTTGTTTAACATCCGTAAAGTTATAATGAACCCAGAGAAAATAGATATTCTCTCCTCCCCATTCGGCCACGTGTTCAGGTAACGTCTTAAATGTTCCCAAATCATTGGCGGGAGAAGTGTTCTTAGCCCAGAGGCCTGCTTTCATGCCGCTGTGGTTAGAAGCTTTCACATCAATGGCGATAGGCGTGCCGTTCCACTGCTCCACAACACGCAAGTCTGGGAATTCATTTTTATGGGTGGCGCGCCTGGAAGATTTGATAAGCCCCTTCTGGTGCAACAGTTTTACTAAAATGTCTGCCGCTGGGTCTTCCACTTGCTTCCCAAAAGTTTCGTAGTCGCACTTATTAAGGGCAACAAATCTTTCAACCTCTTGTTGAACCTGGGGCAAATGAGATTCAATCGTTCGCTGGAGATTTTTATTGTCCATCGGTACTCCCCAGCGCGCCGTCTCCGCGGTTGCTGATGGTCATGGGGTAGTTATATAAAGTTTCTTGCGTCGTTTCAGAGGGGCGAAAGTGTACTACGGGGGTCATGACTAACTGAGCAATCTTATCTCCGGGTTTAAGAGTTTGACTCTCAACACCTATGTTATGCAAGTTAACAAACACCTCTCCTTCATATCCCGAATCGATGACGCATGCTCCCACAAGCAATTGGCGCTTCGCAGCCACGCTGGAACGGTTCTTTACCTCCAGCATGTATCCGTGCGGAATTGCAAACTTTAAGCCGGTTGGGATTACGCGGCTTGTGTTGGTGGCAATATACATCTTGTTGTGTGGATTTTCTGGTGAATAGAACACGTCCAGCCCAGCGTCTGATGGGTTGGCGCGTTCCGGAGGATGCGCGGAGGTGCGCACCTTCGCATACTCAACTATCATCCGAGTCCTCGCCGGAAATTAGTGTGAAGTTATCTACAACCTCATCAATATTGTACTTCTGCCTGTAGAGGCGATATGCCTTTACTGCTGCTCGGATCTCGTCCGTGTTTAGCCATCCGTTTTCTCGGAACTCAGAGCGCAACTCGCGCTTTTGTTCTTGATAAGGCTCAATACAATCTTCGATTGCCTTGAGGGAGCGAATATACTCCTTAACGTATTGTCTTTTTTCTTGGTTTGTTGTGGCCATTAAGCCCTCCTATTTACATATAAAATATAACATCGTGGTGTGTCAAAGTCAAGCACTTTATCATTTAAACTTGAAATTAACTTTAGTCTCTATTTTCATTTCTGGAACATGTAGATGATTCGCGAGGTTGTGCTTTTTAGCTTCGTCGGCTTCTAGAAACCAGTCGGCGTGTCCTTTTTGGTGGATGATGTCCAAAAAATAATCCTTATGTTGCGCGCAGTTATGGGCCATCATTTGATAGACTTTTTGATTTAGCCTTTCGGTTTCTTCTGCGCCGGCCTTCACTTCTTCCACTTTTCCCCACTTCATTGAACTAACGTCGTGAATCATCAAAGTGGCGTCAGGGTCCATGTAGCGATGACCTTCGGCGCCAAAACTAAAAAGAAGAGCGCCGCACGACATGGCCTTCCCTTGGGCAATCGTGGCCACGGGAATTTTAGAGTGACGAACATCTGATATCATGGACAATAGACTATACACTTGACCACCATAGCTATCAATAACAACGGGAACAATCGGTTGACCCGTGTTTTGCGCCTTCATCATAAGATTGGAAAAGTCTTTTGCTGCGGTTTCGTCAAACCTTCTCACCCGAATGATAACCGGCAAGTCATCAACAAGGCTGGGCTCTTTAAGCAGGGGGCTAAAATAAGTTATTACATTCATGTTTTATCCTAGCTGTTTAAATGTGCGTCCTACTGCATAGGTGCTAAACCCCCATTGCGGATCATGCTTAAGTGCGGCCATATATGGACGATTAAGACGGATTCGATCCTTTTCGGGTTTCACTCCCCAGCATCTGATCTTAGTTAGTTCGTTGTTGGAGTCAATCACCTCCACAACCCAATATAACTTTCCATTTTTTGTTTTCTTGGGAATAATTTTGCGGGGGATAAACCAACAGATCTGTAACTCTGGGTCAAACTCGGAAATAGGAGGAATGTATCTTTCTTTTAATCTTTGGATAGTTTCTGAGGTGATCACCAAGTTGATGGGAAAGATACCCGTCAGATCAGTTTTGAATTGAATAATCTCTTCTTCGGTAAAATCTCCTTCCGGCTTGTAAATCTCAAGATTTTCCTGGAATTTTTTTATGTTCTTGGGGCGATCTACAATGCAGGTCGACCAAAAATGTTTACGCCCGGTGAAACGATCATCTACAATATTGTCTAAAGCCCCTCCCCGACACAAGGCGTCTAAAGCCTTCTTATTAAGCTTACTATAAGACACCCCTTCACGAAAAAGCAAATCTTCCGCGTTCATAAAGGGCCTGTTTTCAAGCACTTGTTCGATGGCTGCCGCTCCCAATCCCTTAATAGATGTGAGCGGTTGAATCAGGGTCTTGCCGTCTTCGCTGATCTCCCAAACAACGCCTGATTTATTTACATCGAGGGGCGCAATTTTAAATCCGTGACTTTTAATAATATTAATTGCCTTTTCCTTCCGCGCTTCAGGTTCTTTATCAAGAAACGCCGCGGCCCACTCTGCTGGATAATGCGTCCACAACCATGCGCACTGATAGGAGATAATACTATAGGCCGTCGAATGATTCTTGGAAAACCCGTACTTTGCGAATCCTTCCATCAGTTCCCACATTTCTTCCGCCGTGCGAATAGACATTCCTTTTTCATTCGCTCCATGAATAAACCGTTCGCGAAATTCTACAAGAAGATGCTCCTTTCCTGTACCTTTTTTGGTCAGGAGTTTGCGAATGGTATTTCCTTCATCGCGAGAAATATCCTTTCCGATACGGTGAGTAATTTCACTAATTTGCTCTTGAAAAATTACATGCCCATAGCTCTCTTCCGTTATTTCTTTAAAGATGGGATGATACCACTCAATATCGGTATGCCCTTCCTTTGCAGCAATATACTGGTCGTGGACCTTGGCGGAAAGAGGGCCAGGGCGAAAGATGGAGGTCACAGCAGAAATCTCAGCGATGTTGGTGGGTTTCACATTCTTGCAAAACTCTTGTGCTCCGCTGTTAGTAAACTGAAATGTCCCTGCAAAGTTGCCTTTGTGAAAAACATACTTATAAACTTTTTGATCTTCCAAGTCTAAAACATCTGGGTGTATGTTTTGATTATAGTGTTCTCGAACTTGTGCAAAGGTGACACTCTCTACTCCGTGATGCCGGCGCAAGATATGTTCGATGCACCCCTCAATCATTTTGAGGGTCGATAGGCCCAATAGATCGAACTTAATGAAACCCAAGGGCTCAAGGTGTCGAACGTTTTGTCCTTCCGCCCATGGAGACTGACGTACACCTCCGCTATTAATCAACGGCATATTTTCATTAAGGTTTTCAGAAACGAGCAGCCCTCCAGCATGCCGCGAACAAGAGCGTACCTGTCCCACAAGCCCTTGGACACGTGCTTGAACCTCGGGATACTTGGCTAGGTAGACTTGGAGGGATGGGGAAAACTCTAGCACTTCCTCCCAGGTGGGAACATAGACGCCAGCCGAAATACCGTGTCGCTGCTTAGCTGGGCCTGTGGCCTCATGCATCATGACCGACGTAACCGTATTAACTTCGGTAAAGGGAATCTCGTAGAGCTTGGAAATGTCCTTAATTAAGGAGCGCAACTGCAGAGTGTTCCAGTTGGAAATAGGCGCAACACTGTCTTCTCCCCATTTTTCAATGAGGAGTTCTTTAAGCATCATGCTGTCGGATACATCCGTATCGATATCGGGGTAGTCGGTCGCATCTGATCGCAGGAAGCGCTCAAACGGTAGTCTATACTTGATTGGATCTATTTGGGTAATCTTCAACACATAGGCCACCAATGATCCGCATGCGCTGCCTCTGCCAGGCCCAACTAACATAACCTCCGTCGCCTCATCAATGATAGCCTTCATGGTTAAAAAGTATTTACTAAAGCCGCGGCAATCAATTACGCTTAGTTCATGCTTAAGGCGCTCCACATAGACTTCATCATGGTGCAGTCCCATGGTACGCAATCCATCAATTGCATATTTAACCAGAGCCTGTGTGGCTGTTGCCCCTTCGGGAACGACAAAATCCGGAAGCCTAACTGTCGCGTCCGGCATGAAAGTCTCAATACGATCATGAGCGATTCTATGAGTTTCTTCAATGCTTTGAAGGATCAGGTCATCATTATACTCCACCTGTTGAGCCTCGGCATATCTCTTGTAGCTCTCCCACATCTGATCACCATTCTTGGGATAGAGTTCATAGCCAATTTTCTCCACAGACGAAGGAATGACTTCGTTTTCTCCCTCTTCCTCGGGATCTGTCTTCCATTTGGGCTTGCCTTTTCCTAGCCACCCTAGTTGTTTGTACATCTCGCGGTCGCGCCATGATTCGGGCGTCGGATAATGACTGTCGGCTGTAGAAATGAGTTTAACTCCGAATTCGGTCGCGACTTGAATGATATACTGGTTAAGTTCGTGTTGTTCGGGGATATTATTCCATTGTAATTCGCCATACCACCGATCTCCAAAGATGGATTGCATTTCCATGGTCGTTTCGCGCATTGCATCTAAAATGGCGTCAGCGCCTTCCTCGCGGTTCTCCCAGTAGTTGCCGGCGTATACCCCTCCCAAGCATGCGGACGCAGCTATAACCCCCTCAGAGTGCTCTCTCAGCAGATCGTAGTCCATGCGCGGGTATCGATAAAAATACTCGTCGGTGTAACTTTTCGAAACCAATTTAAAAAGATTAGTCAGCCCTGTCTGGTTTTGGGCTAGTAGAATTAAGTGGCGGCGTCTTTTTAGAATAGTTTGTGCCTTTTTGGTGTCACCCTCATCTTCAACAGTTGCACCCGATTGAGTATCTTTCTTGGCAGACCGGGCCTTCTTTTTGTCAGCCATCTCGGCTTCATAAGCCGAGCGCCACTCTTTAATGGAGGTGGTAAAATATGCTTCAACTCCATAAATTGGCTTAAAGGCTTTTCCTTCTGCTAGCATCTTTTTAGCATGAAGCACCTGCCATGATAGACCGTTCATGTTGCCATGATCAGTGAGCGCTAGCGCATCACTCCCGTTTTCATATGCAAAGTCCATATGTTCTTGGGGATATCCCACGGCATCGAAAATAGAACCTGCCACACTGTGTGCGTGAAGTCCAACAAATTTAATCACTTTTTCTCCTTGAAATTTTAATCCAGCCGGCCCACAAAATAGGAACGGCGACGGGGTGAAGACACAAAAGCCAGCTAACTGGCGCGCCGGTTATGAACCATGGGTTTACATTGTTTCCCAGCCAAATAAAAAGAATCGGGAATAATATATCTTCTATAATTTCCCATCCAACAATAATCATCACGAGCGCCAGGCCGTGCTCTTTTAGCGTATCTAAAAGACGTGATGGGTTCAGGTGAGACAGTTTGTGTTTTATACGATGCCATGCCCAACGCAGCGCTTTCATAGGTCGCTCTCTCTATATGGTATTTTAACGTGTTGGTGGGCTTTTGTCAAGGCCTCAAGGGGTTTTTCTATAGAAAAATCTGATGCAAGAAAATCCCTATATCCACTCCAACAAGAAATGTTATAATACCAATCAAGAGGGACGGTGGCCGCATTCTTTTCTCTCACTTTCTGAAATATTGTCTGAAACTTGAAATGGCGGCCGCTCCACCTCTGGTTCTTCGGCCTCTTCTGGGAAGGGTATTGCTGGCCGGGTGAAGGGGGTAAATACTCCCTTGTTGTTAGTTGGTTTACTGAACGTCTGCATTGTTTAAAATCTTCTCCTGTAAATGTGAATGCTAATGGTTTGTTGTCTTTAACGGACTTACCGTCATGCGTTAAGAAAAAATTATTTTCTTTGTGTTTAATTTCTTTCCGATAGTCGCGAATACGATAGATATCATAGGCGGCCATAGGGAATGAAACATAATATTTGTCTGGTGTGATCCATTGCGAAATTTTAAAGGCCACCTTCCATGCGGAATAAGCCCCATATAATACCGACCACCCATATGAATCGCGTCGGTCGCGATCCTTGGGGTGGATTGGAACATAATAAATAGGTATTTCTTTTCGTTCTTCCGAACTAAATTTAGAAGGGCGCTGATAATAAACAGGATCATATACCCATTCCCCTACCACTGTGCGCACAAGGGGGGCTAAATCATCATTGGCCACAATCCAAATGGTGTTGCACCCCGCCATCGCACATTCAAAAACGGATTTCTGGATGGCTGTAAACCCTGTGTTTACGGGCAATAAAACAGGGGGCGTTTTCAAGTCAAAATCTGATTGGAGGCCAGCCACCGGAACGATGCCTGCCAAATGTATTTTACTCACCAATACCTCAAAAATCTATCGTAGGCCATACAAGCCGATGGTAAATCTTTGAGCATACTTTCTTCGCTATCTTTCGCAATTTTAATATTGTCGGCTTCTGGTGTGAGTTCATTTGGTTGCTTATTTGTTTCGCGGTTAATGCTAGTTGTTCTAAATTTGTAATGCTTGGGGTTTCCTGCTGTGGTGTAGTCATGCGCAAATGTTCCTTTCATTCCTCTCTTTTCCATTTCGTCTATTACTTTAAATCGCGACATTGTTTGTGAGAATTCAAAATGAGGGAGTTGTTCTGCTTTTACGACTGAGACAGCACAAGCATCTTTAACAGGAGTATTTCCATCAATACGGTCGGAAGGATAAAACCATATCTCCCTAACAAAATCATCTGAAGTTTTAATGTAGTCAATTTCGTGCTTACCACCTTTATTGAATCCAATATAATCATAACATATATACGTATCGTCGTCAAGGCTTTTTTGCTCCACAAATCCCGTAGCATTTTTATCCGTAAAATAAAAGCACTCCTTAAATGTAAATTCCATTATTTTGGAATATTCATTTGAACATACTACCGTATCACCATCGTAACGCACAGTACCGCACAAGTTAGAGAGAGGCGATTGACCAGTAACGGCCATTAAAAAAAGCAATCTTTCCCAAAGAATTTCTTTAGGAACACCAACTTTCTTTTCCCCTTCAAATGTCGTTAAACTTTTTGCAGCTCCGGGAATTTTTAAGCACGATAAGTCTATGTGTGGATCGAAATAATCAAACCGAAAAGGGCGATGTTCCTCAGCAAAAAAAATAGGATAATTTTTAACGAAGGCATATAAAACTGCTGACATTGAACTGCCAATCACTATTTTATCATACTTAAACACTTCACTTCCTAATTCCGCTGTGATCATAGCCACCTTGATGCCAGTTGGGGTGCATTATGTGAAATTTCTGTCTGTAGTGCATCCACCCTAACGCATGTCCTAGCTCATGCTCCAGCACTCGATCTTTTCTCGCATGTTTAGGTAAAATATGAATCTTTGCTTTCACTATAACGCCTGTTTCTTTATCGGTGTATATTTTAGTAGACGCCATATGACTATCTGCAAATCCCACTTCCGGTAATGTTACTATTATCTCACCTACACGTGGGTTCATGCAGGTGGAAAAAGGATCTTTTCTGATATCTTTAAACACATACCCGATGCTTTCCCAATATCGAGCCGCCTGTGCTGCCCTATATGTGGAAACTCCTGTGGTTGCACAGACTCTTATGGTTGGGGTTGTTTTCCATTTTGCTTTTTGATATGGCTTGCCAACGGCAAATGTGTCAGTAACGGTAGTTGCATTGACACTTAAAATTGCATAGTCTTGGGGGGCTGCTACAAAACATCCTAAGAAACATAGCAACAGAAAGCCCATGTAATAACTAGGGATTATTACATTTTAGTCGTTCTTTATCTGATCCAATATATCAATGTCATATTTAACTTCATCTAAAAGAGTTTTGAGATCTAATCCTGCACAATCAATCTTAGATTTACTTACATGATAATGACTCACAAAACCCGAAAAACTACCATAGGCTACATCTTGAACGTATTTTGTTTCAGTGTTTCCGTTTTGCTTAAGGGGAGTGTCGTAAGGAATTCCGGTAGCTCCGTGTATGGCTTTCCATAGCGCTTTAAGGGCCTCAAGTTGTCGAGGATAAAACCCGAGAAAGGGATCTAGTTGGCTTCCATGCACCCAAGCGCCTTCGGTAAGGGGGCGCTCTCCAAATCCATTCTTTACATACCATTCTTGATACTTGGGATAATATGCATTGCTAATTTCCACCCCCACCGAGGGTCTGTTGGTGCGCGCAGAGCCCGCGTGCCATGCGGCATGCTGTATATCTAGGGTTTGATAAATAGTGCCGTCATTATCAATCAGAAAGTGCACCGATGCGCCGCGCTTGTCTAACACACTTTGGCACGACTTAGAAGAGAGACACACATCCCAGTGATTTACAAAATATCTCAGCTTTCGTTTTGGACGCCCCGAATAATCATAATACTGGCCGGCCTTCGTTTCCAGGCCGCCTTTCTCGGGCCACAATACAAACTTGTCCCACTCAATAGGGTGGAATTCTCCATTATATACAATGTAATTGGAGTAGTGGCGGGCTGCGGGCTTATAATCGTCAATCTCTGCTTGTCTTTCGGTCCAGAGTCGCCGGAAAGTCATCGGCCCACAGAGGCCATCGCCGGTTAGGGCACGTGCTTTTTGCCATTTTTTAATTGCGCGGACGAGTTTATCATCAAAATATTTCTCTCCGAACCAACTTGGCGCCCATCCTAACTTTTTAGAGGAGGCCTCGTTGTAAAAGTGCTTGTCCATGCATTGTATTTTCCTATTTAATTAATGATTCCTATCACATAATTGTCTAAAATTACATTATAAATAGTTCCGCGAATGCTTATTTGCTCAATCATACTTCTATCTACGACCAGTCCACTGGCCTCTTCTATCTCAAAACGTACGTCGTCGGCGGCAGACACCGCATTTACCGTGATATACCTTTCTTCTTCGGGTTTATAATCCTCGGGCAGCACGATTAGAGATTCTGTGTTTTTCTCAGATGTGGCGGGTACATCAATTAAAATATACCGGTTAACTGGCATGAACATCGTGAATCTCCTTCAAAATCAATCGTTCTTGCGTTTCATAATCCTGCTTGGTGAGAAAAATATCTTCTCGTCTCCCGCAGTGCTTACAAAACATAGTCATGTGGACATTGTTGCCTTGTGTCGATCTAATATTTCCCACAGGAATCCAATAGCACTCCTCGTGTCCTACTTTACATTGTCTTTTTATAAACTTCTCTTCCATTAAGTGATTAAAGTTCACTTTTCCTCCTATATTGTGCAAGTATCGTTGGTACAGAATTTTGTACCTGTTCCACCTTCTTCGTCTTGAAAACGCTGCAGCGGCGTAATCTTAGACATCATTTTCTCGTAGCGGCGCTTTGTGATAGCTTCATAAGGCGCCTGCTCATATCCTGTCTCTTCGTATCTTAGAAAAGAAACAGCCTTGAGTCTTGTTTCATAAAGTTCAAGAGCGCTTTTAATTTCAGAAGCCTCCTCTGGCTTAAATGTTACAGTTACCGATACCGAATTATCAGCCCAATAATATTGATACTGAGCCGCAATTTCAAGCTGTTCCCAAAGAGAAACATCTTTCTTTCCTTGCGTATAATAAGGCTCGTGCACTGGAAATTCTACTACCGAGGTGTTGGGTGAATACTTGTCGTCTTCAATTTTATAACCGGCATCTGTCAACTTATCCAGTAATGGCGAAGTTTGAGAGAACCGAATACGCCGGATGTAATAATCATTTTCGGGAAAATGAATCCCGGGCGTAGATCCATTTAGTAAGGATACTGTTCCCGAAGGCTTGATGGACGTCATTCGAATAGACTTCGGGATACAGAGCCAGTTTGAATATTCTTCGTCTAACTCTTTAACGTAGGCATATGCTTTATCGCACATATCATATACCTCTCGGCGCCCAAACCTATTAAATGCCTGCACCACACCTGATTGAGACAATCCGATGCGACGGTTCTTAAGCATCTTTGCGTTTGTCTCGGGCCAGTGGGTGTTGGATAAGGTAATGGTTTTGCCGTACAAGTATGCAATTTTTAAAGTGCGCAAGTAATCTTCAAGATCCTCATGCTTGGCCGGATAAGTCTCTACTAAGCAGCACAATTCTGCATCTTCTAATTGTTGTTCTACGCACGGATTAAAGCCGGCTACATTAACATCATCGTATCTTGGGCCATCTTTAAAGCGGCCGCGTGTGCGCGCATTGTTGAGCCAAATATATCCGGGCTCGCCATTCTTCTGGCTTTGCGAAGCGTGCCATGTATAGTCCATACCCACCTGTGCGTTAAATGAGTTGTTAGATCCCCACCGGTGATGGTAAAGCTTTTCTTGGTCGTTCTTCATTTCCAAATAGCGCATGTCATCATATTTCCCCATAGCGAGAGCGGCGGAGCGGCGCACATTTCCTGCCACCACGCAGCGTCCAATAAGATTTTCTGTGTCTACAATGTCAACAGACGTAATAGATTCACCAATTTTATTGGTGTAAAGATCTTTGAGGTGCTCATGCAACTCTATCAATGGTGCTGGGCCGCTAGACGTTCCTCCAAACCCCTTGATAAGGGCACCGATTGGCCTAATAGCTGAGAAATCAAATTTGGGAACTTTACTCCCGAAGAAAAACCCATCGAGAAGGGAGTGAACTGAGTTTACCCAACCCTCCCGAGAATCATCAATTACAAGAGTATCATTAGTATATTCTGGCTCTTGCACTGTAACCGTGCCTGCACCTTCGGTATCAAACCCGACGCCTACTCCTACCATCAAAGCATCCATCATCCATGCGAACAAGTAACCCCCCTTGGTGGCCAAGTCACGTGTGGAGCGGAAAGCACAATTAAAAAGACCAGCAGCCGTTCTTTCTTCCACGAACTTAGTCCCCATCATCCAGAGGCCGCGGCCAGGTGGCGTCCACTTTAAAGTGAACAAACGATCATACGCTTCTTTAGCTGTTTGTTGGGCCTTGCTGTCGTTCCACTCTAAGCCAAGTTGAAAGACATGTTGTTTTTGCATATTAAACATCCCTTCGACGACGCGGCGGCATGTCTGCCACCATTCTTCGCTGCCGGAGGCGTCAGGATCAAACTCATTTAGACGTCTAGCGTAAGTACGCTTAAAAGTGATATATCCCAGAGGCCCCCATGGCACTTCAGCATTTTTATAGGGCTCAATAAAGGTGTCTGATAGTCGGAATCTGCGTATGTTTTCAATTGTTCTCATTTTATATTTTATTTCCTTTTTCTAAATTTTTCATACTTGTTTTGTAACAATCCTTTCTGCATGCTGGCGCTTAATGCCACCGGATTGAGTGGGATCGTCCCCTGACCATTGTGCCCGTGTTGAGGCATTATTTTAATAGTGGCATTGGAGGGGTCCATAAAAATATCATATATCATCCCATCTGGGCCGTTTCTATTCTTGGCAATGTATATTTTGCCTTGGTTGTTTTGCTTGTCTTCTATGGTGCGAGATACCGAAAAAATGAAATCTGCCACAAAACACTTATTGAAGGCTTCGGAAATCTGCTCCATTGTAATCACCTCTGCGTTGAGTCCTGAACGATTCGTTTGCGATGCGGTCCAGACAGGACATGCAAATTCGGTGGAGATTGCACGAAGCTCTTCGTAAATAGATTCTAATTCGGTTCTCTTTTCCTTTCTTATGGCAACCGGTCTTAAAAGATCACCATAATCAACAATGATCATGCCCGGCTTAATACCTCGCTTAAGCAATCTGGTTAAATGAGATTTAATAGTGTTGGTGGTAGCTGATTTAGTTGCATACTCTTTAATAATCAGCTTTCCTTCAATATCCTTAATCTCGTCATACACCTCTTCTTTAAAGTTAATAATATCAGAAAGTGGGTATCCTGTTAAGCAACTATCGTAGCGATTTGCAATAATCGTGTCCTGCAGCTCTAAAGTATAATGAACAACTACTTTTCCTTCTTTCAATCCTTCGGCGCCGAGGTGCACCAAGCAAAATGATTTGCCTGCGCCCGTGGGAGCAATGACAACACCAAGCTCACTCTTTCCCAGGCCACCACCACATATGGCATCAATCTCTTGCCAGCCAGTAGTAATGGGTAGGCGATGCTTAGGGACAAATCGCTGCTCAAAATCAGCTATATAGTCATATCCAAAATTAGTATCAGAGCCTAACCGCAAAGAATCGTTGATGGTTTTAGAAATCTCATCAAAAGAGCATGATTGCAAAAGACCCACTGACTTGAGCATAGCTTCCTTAAGATTTTGCTTGCGGCAAAAATCAAGCGACTGCTCTTTAATATACTGAACATCTGTAGCTTCTTTGGCGGTAATTTTGGCGAAGTAATCGCGCACCTGCTTCTGGACGACGGAATCTTCCTCGTCTAGATCGGTTCGAAGAATGGTGATAATCGCTTCTGGCGACGGATGCGTTCCATAGCGTTCTCTGTATCCTACGATCTTGCTTACAAAGATGCGCAAATATTCAAGTTCTAAGAATGTAATATCCAACACTTCGGTAATTTGATCGGCAAAGGGTCGGTCCTCGTAGATAATCTGAACAAGCCCCTCTTGGAAGGCTTTTCCATAACGACTGAAAGTAGTTTTCTCGCTCAAACTTCACCCCGCCTTCGCATTACTAAATATAACAGAATGTTCTGTAAAGTCAAGCAAATTAGCACTCAGAATTAATTTTATTTAGATGCAGTTCAAGGTCTTTCCAATTGAGTTCTCCAAAGCCGTCATCCCGCATTTTCTTCATAATCTCTATCTTACTGAAAGTACACTTAAAATTCTCCACAGCGTTCCGAACAAAGTCCTTTGATTGTGGCGAAAGCATGGGAGAATAAAGTTGCATCATTTTATAGTTATGGGCGATAATTTCTTCTCCATTCATAATATTATGATGAAATTTAAGAGGTTTGTCCACTTTTTCACAATAAGAAACCACATCATCAATGGTATAGTCTTTGTCAGCCCCCAGGAAACCAAGCCGGCGCTGAATTGTTTTAAAGCCCACAGATTTAATCCCAGCCAAGTTGTCGGAGGCGTCTCCCACGAGCGCTCGGGCCAGCGCCATATTGCGCGGGTGTACACCCAACTCTTCTACGATGCGTCTTGTGTTGTATACAACATCGCTGGTGGGGCGGTATACAACGGTTTCGTCATCACAGAGTTGATAAAAATCTTTGTCATTGGAGACAATCACCTTCTGCCATCCGTCATAGTGGGGCATCTGGGTAAGGTATGAAATAACGTCGTCAGCCTCTACCTCTGGTAACATCACCTGAATGATGGGCATTTCATTAAAATATTCCATAGAGCGACGTTGCTGCCAAATTCTATTCTGCATCTCTTCGTTCTCGGAGAACGCCTTTACGCTGCGGTTAAGCCGGATTGGCTTTCTTCCCGCCTTGTAGTTCTTATCCAAACTGCGGCGCTTTTGAGAGCCGTTAGGGCCATCCCACACAATTACAATTTCGTTGGGCTTTGTCATACGCACAAGCTTTTGGACAATCTTAAGTGAACCCTTGAAACCTCCAATGGGTTCTCCATTATTAGAGAGGCTGGGATCAACAATGTAGGCTCTCAAAAACATATTGAGGGCATCAATAATGAGTACTCGTTTCATAGTTTGTAACTTCCTGCTTTTTTATTATTAATGGTGTATACTACGCGCTTGACGCCCACATGCTTAAGCGCTTCGTGGCACATGGAGCAGGGTTTGGAAAGTTTGTATTCTCCTTCCTTTCCCACGCGTGCTACATAAATCGTTGCACCTTCCGTAATACTACGGTCCATACCTAGAATTGCTCCCAACTCTGCATGAAGGGTGGTGCGGCCCTCGTGTTCTCGTTGGAATCGAGAACCAAACGCACAATAGTTATTTTTATTAAAGGAGACGTTCCGAATAGACCCTTTCACCAAAACTGCTCCATGGCGATAATCTGGATAAGCAGACTGGTGAGCCACTCGCTTCGCAAGTTCCATGTACCGGCGTGTTTTACCGGAGTAACCATGAAACTTCTCCGCACTGTACGGTGAATTGTACTCTTGGGCATATGTTGACATAAAGCCCTCCTACAAGCTTATACCTAAGTATAACTGATCACAGGAGGGCTGTCAAGCGTTTTTATTCAGGATCAGAGTAAAACTGATCGGCTGTACCTTCTCGTTTGTCGAACTTTTGTACAACCTCTTCATCCATTAGGTTCAAGATATGGGTTCTAAACTCTTCATCTGATTGTATCAATTCACACCACTTAGAGGGTTGGAACTTCTTCTCGTATCCATCCGGTAGCGAAAGCGTGTACCATGCGCCGGCGCTCTTTAGACATTCCGATCCCTTCACGGCATCGAACCATGATTCTTCATCACGAATGCCGATATCCTCTGTTCCCCATAGAATGCGGAAAGCACAGGTTCTTCCTTGTGTTCCAAATCGTGATTTCTCCAGCTTTACCTTAACTTCTGAGCCGATGCGGAATCCCTTATCATCTTCGATGAAAGATGCCTTGGCCTTGCGGCCGGTGAGCCAGATACGTAGCGAATACGAATAGTGCATCGCCTTTCCACCCGGCGTCATGTAGGGGGTGGTCATCGCAATGATGCGCGCATTAGGACCGCTGGGGATGTTGGTCTTAAGTTGGTTGAGAACCACGAAGGTTGCTTGCTTATCTGCGATGGGGATGATCAATTTCGACATTCCCTTTGCAAGAATGCGAGCCTTTACCGCCATCGAAGATTGGGGATTAAAATCTCCCTCCACATCGGACACCGATGGAGTGAGAGCGAGAGAATCCCAAATAAATACAAGCTGTTGATCAGTTGCTCCGAGCAACTCTTCCACCGTCTCCAGAACAAACTCCACAGAAGACGCCTGGACGTACATTAAACGTCCTAGGTCGCATCCTGCGCGCTCCAAGAAGCCTGGGTCGATAGCTGACTCAGAATCGAAGTAAACAATCATCTTGCCCTGTTTCTGGGCGTTTGCGGCTATCTGCGCTGCCATGTAGGATTTGCCTGTACTCTCCAGACCAGCGAGTTCTGTAACCTTCCCAACGGGGATTCCGGCTACGCGGCCCTTGCAAACGATGGAGTCTAACCAACGTGAGCCGGTGGGAATCCACTCTTTTACTTCGGTGGGGTTATCACCTGTTAAATCATGAGCAACATTGCGGCCGGCTTTCTTGTTAACAAGACTCATTAGGTCGTGCATAGATACACGACCAGCTTTGGGTTCTTTGGCTTTTCTAGCCATTGTGCCTCCTTAAAAAAATGCGGCGCCCTATTTTCCCGGCCGGGGCGCCAGCGGCATTACACAAACCTTACTTGGTGGCCATCAGTTCATTAAACGCTCGGTCCACGTCATTCTTGCCACTGCTGTACTTCGTGGTTTCCTTCGAACGAGATTCTGCACTTCCGTCGCCGGCTAGTTGCTCATCAAGGATGGCATCAATTTGGGCTGCGGTTAGACGCTCAAAGAGAGGGTCAAAATCCGGGATGCTGTCAAGGAGGGCGGGGATAGCATCCGTGTCCTCCAAAAGCGGGGAAGTGTTTCGGCGCATCTTAAGGTTTGTTTGGGGATAAGCGCCGGGAGCGGTGGGCTTAGTGTAGGTAAGTGAAATATCCGTCCCCTCCAACGAGTCGGTGATATCTCCATAGTCCGGATCAAGAATGTACCCTAGAAGATTTTCATAGGCACGCTTTCCATATCCATAGATCTTAACGCCTTCGTCTTCGCGGCCGCGCACCACGACTGGTGAGAAAAAGCGCGCACGAACAAAAAGTGACTTAGCAAGCTTCTTGCTTTCGTCGTCATTCTTGTCGACACCTTCTCGCCATAATTGTGATGCAAACTCACAAATAGGACACGGATCATCAAAGTTGCGCTTCGGACATACGATTCCCCCACGATGATCTCCCACATTATAGTGGAAATACATTTCCTTAAGTGGATCACCATCAGGTGCTGGGACAATGCGAATGTCTTGATCTCCCTCGTCTGGCTTAAACCAGACCGACTGCTCCCTTGTTCCTTCGCCACGTAACGTGGCCAGTTTCTTTTTCATTAGTTCCATATTGATTGACATTTTTGTCTCCTTTGTTGTTTATGGTTAGAGTATATCAAGCGTTCCTTGATATCTAATATAACACTCTCAATCTATCTTGTCAAGAGTATTTTGTTGTTGTATCGTGTTTGTATGGGCCACGACGTACCCAAAATCGGTATACGGAGTTTCATAAATCGCATATGAAATCTTGCGAAAAGCATTCGATGGCTTCTTTTTGAGCATATCTACAATCCTTTGGTGCAACATTCCTTCCTTTTCTAATCTTTCTCCATTTATACATAAATAATAACACAGATCTCGCTCTCTGTCAAGCTCAAAAAACCATTTTTCTTCTAAATTTTTCATATCGAGTGCTCCGATACTACGGATACGATTAATCGCGGCAGGTTTTGATACTTGACCAATTTCCGGGTCAGCATGAGCAAAATAATTAGCATAATGGACCGCTGCAAAAATGCATGCATTAAGGGTGTCATAATACCCTTTAATCGGAACATTCCCCAGTGTTTTTTCAACCTCTACATTAGAAAAGATAGTAAAAGAATTAAGAAGGCCAGACCGAGCATACTCTTGCAACACTCCAAAGGTCATATTTTCCACTAGCCGACGTTCGCCGTTTACTAGTTCAATATCCGGCTTAATATAAAATACATCTACCTTTCGCCCTCGTAGTTGCTCCAAGATTCCCAATGAATAGTTGGAGCTATATGCTGTGCCAACTATAAACACCTGTATTTGCTGGCGTAAATCTTTGAAAAAGTTTTTCAAATTAGGGATGTGCTTTTCGTATTCTTCTGGGCTATCGAATTTATCAAGTTTATATTCTCGCTTAGAATTTTTGATTATCTCATCATTTAATTTATACACCTCGTATTGAGGTGTTTCTGCGAACTTCTCTGCGATGGCAGACGCGCCAGAGCCGATGCCTATAACCGATATCATATATCTAGATTCTCTAAATCATAATAGTTTTTGCCGGCTTTTAAATTAACCATAAATTTCCCTAATTGGTTATTTGCGAACATCTCTTTAATTTCGGGGATTAAATGGCGTTCCTCGTCCGCAAAATCAAGCACAATTTCATCATGTACAATATGAGAAACAAACGATTTCTTATCCTGTAAAAACTCATCCATCGCGATGGCCCTCTCGATAACCAAGTCGGCCGTCGTACTTTGAATCAAATAATTGAACGCCTTCCACTCATTCACAAGAATATGCCTGTCAAATACAGTATTAATATACCCCTCATCGTAGTAAGTGTCAAGTACTTTTTGACGATTATAATAAGAAGCGCTTATATGGTCAGCATCTGGGTTGTAGAGCCATGCAAAAAATGTTGTCTTGGCGGTATCGCGATCCATCCCAGTGTTTTTAAAAACATTTACAATATTCCACTCGTGGATATCTCCTCTCGGCTGTTCTTCTCCGGAGAGTGCCAAAAGTGTGCGCACCTCCGCGCCGTTATAATCCAAGGAGACAAACCAATCGTGGTGCGGCTTAATGAGCCTACGCAATTCTTTTTTCATTGTCAGAATGGGGAGTGATCTGGGACTTGTTGTCAGGCGGCCCGTGATCGTTCCAAAAAGATTATAATCTATATGACGAGGTCCATTTAAAATCTTTTGCGAAGCATGTCGCAAGCCACTTTGTACAAAAAGGTTGCGACAATCTTCATTGTTTAGATTTAAGTCGCGTTGCTTTATCTTAAAAAGCAATTTATATGCCTTATCCATATGGTCATAATTGGAAGGGCGCTCATTGTGCTCTATCACATGTTCTGTAATTTGATTTTTAACCTCGCAAAATTCTAACAAGGCGTCATGAGGCACTAAATCAAAAAAACAGTGGTGGCGCAAATTAACCTTGGCGATATCAAACGATTTTTTATAGGCTGCTATTTTTTTACGAATTTTTTCGTAACGTGTCAGTAGGTGATCGGGGCATGCCTCTTGTAAAGAAAGCCCATTGCCGTAAATCCAGGCATACTCCACTTTTTCTTCTGGAGGAATATACCCACTATAGCGCCATGTCTTGGTCAAACTCGATGGAGGTTCGTCAAACCATAACTTGCCATCCACATATACACCAACACATTCCGATTTATCATCTAGGGTCTGAAAAATCAATAACTACCTCCCGATTTGCCGCCTCCCATGGGGGAAGTAGCGCTTCGTACGTTGTGTTTGCCTGGGCTCGCGTCTGCCCGGGCCCGGAGCTTGTTATAAATATAACCCAAAGAGCCGCTATAGTCAAATGGTTTGTTGATTATTAGTTCAAAAACTTTAAGAGCTTCTGAAACTCCGTTGCTTTGATGGAGTTCCCGGACATCATCTATTAACACTTCTTGTTGGTCAGGGCGCAAGGACGTGGTCTCTTCCAACAATCTAATTTTACAATACCAATATACAAATTGCTTTTCATGAAAGAGGGCATCAAAGTCTGCTTTGGAATATTTTTTAGGGGCAATTTTTTTAATAACTGTGTGGCCTTCGCACTCCGTCCGTTCGAGAAAACTCTGAGTGCGCACCTTATTGTAAAGACGCAACAAGTAGTATTTAAAATGAGGAAAATATTCATCGTGGGCATATTGATAAGCTTCGTCGAGAATGTGATCAGTTGTGTAAAAATTATCTTGAGAGGCATAGTGAAGCATATAGGCAGAGCCAATATCGGCTACCATACGATAAGGAACGTTTTCGTCCACCATAAAACCATATGAATTACATGCATTAATAAAAAAGTTCCAGTTTTTGCTCCTAACAATTTTTTCAATCTTTTCTGCGTCGTTGTCAGCTTCAATGTCCGCGATTTCAATCACTAGTCCACTAGCATTCAAGGGACACAGTGCACTTTTGATGAATGCTGGTTTTGTAAAAGGAGTTTTATAAAACCTATCTTGTTTAATTTTTAAAAACAAGTCCATAAACTGTTCAAAATTTCTCACTCTTATGGGCTGAGCCTCGAAAGCTCTTTTAATCAAGTTAAATTGCTCAGCGAGATGATCCGAATATAAAGTCCGATGACTTGCGATTGCTCCGTATACCCTTAAATTACTTAGGAAGGGATCGTCGGTAGCGATTTTTCGTGTCATTGCACACTTTTTAAATTGTTGTTGAACATCATTAAATGCGCGTACCACAAAATTAAGATCACCGGCGCCTGTGCCTTCTACGAGATCGGCCTTAAATTGCTCTAAAAGATTTGTTTTCACCACAATGGGCACAAAATGACGATCTACTCTCCCATAAAAATATTTCTCTCCAAAATTAAAATTTGTTATAGATGGAGCAAGTTGCGAAATCTGATTTCTATAGTATATGCGTTTTTCAAATAGTTCGCGCGAGCCGGCGCCATTGGAGTCTACAAAAAAATCTGCCATTGTATATTTTCCTTATAACTATTAATGATGGTCTCAGTCGTTAATCAAGCGGATTGAGATCTATTTGCTCCCATTCCTTTTCGGCCCAGGAGCTAACACTATCTAGTTTCTCCGAAGCAAATTCTGTGGTGTCGTCCCAGAGACTAAGCAATTGCCCTTTCAAAGAATCCCCTATACCAGACCAATCCATGCTAAAAGATGCACCTTTGCGCAATTGAGCGGCTTCTTCACACTTAGTCTCTGCTTGTGTGGGTGGAACATCTGCAATATTTTTGGCCTCTTTGGAGGCAACCCACTTCGCGGTGAGGTGGGTATTGGCGACGCCGGGCCCAAGTCGCGTCGTTGATCGGATGATCATACAATATCCGCCGACTCCGAATTGAGTAAGATCAATACTCCCGTCGGCAACCCCACTATCAGGAGCAAATCCTCGGGGGTCGACATAAATATAGGTGCCGGGATATGTGCGCACATTTGGAAAAGTGTCGATTTCTACATCATATACTTCCCGCAGCTGTTCAAGGCCCGCATATCCTTCTTGTTCGAATCTCACTTCTTTAAGATATTTGGATTCAGTCTTAGCTAATTTTATTTTTTTAACAATTCCGGCGCGCTGCCCAATCGCATAATGAAAAATTCCTCGGGCTTCGTCGCCCGGTACAATAACGCCCGCTTTGTCTTTGTAGGACTTTTTGATGCCCTGCATCTGTTCGGCTGGCGCTGACCGCCCAACGAAAAAGGTTAAATAGTGGATTTCCTGTTCTGCGCCGCCGGAGGCTATAGGCAAATCTATCGGCCCAGCTATACGCAAGAGGGGAGTATTGGGCGCCATCGCCAAGGGCAGTCGGGAGGCCCAGACTCCATCCCGATAGGGCCGCTGTGGTCCCCACGCAGATGGGCGCGCCAGAAGTTTGGTGATTCGATCATGCTTATCGTTTCCATCTTTTGTATCATAGGAGGTTATTACTGCTTGATTGAGGCGGGTGCGCAGATCTCCCGTTGCTTCTCCAAAACAATCAGCACCATTCAAAAAGTTTCTCACCAGTTGATTAAATAAATCTGTAAGAAAAGTGCTTAGGGGATAAATAGTGCGGGAAGTCTTTAGGAAGTTTGCGGCCAACCATTCGTTAAGATATTGAGTGGCAATCGGCAAATCTCCCATGTTGATTAAAGAAAATTTATTAATGGCATCATCACGGGCGCTGCGCATTTCCATCGGCCCCAAAAGGACTCTAAATCTCGTAAACTGTTTATAAAACTTAACATAATCTCCGATCTCGCGCGCTACATCATCCGGATCTACCAAATGTTGTTCAACATGTTGCTTGAGTCCTGCACTTTTGGCTAGCAGTGTAGGCATCGTACTAAGAGTCACCTCTAGGTTTTCCAGAATTGTGTCCAACAAATCACTTACAAATACAAAGGAGATAGGAACGACTCCTGGGCCATCGTTGGGCGCGCTGTCTAGAATTTGATTGCGCTTCATGGCGCCACCCGCAAATTTCATGGCTGGCCCTTCACTTTTAAGTTTTTTAATGTCGGAAGTGCTGGCGCTTAACCATTTCAGTCGACCTCGATCCTGTAGTCTCTTAAATAGACTCGCGAGACTTTTTTGATTTTCACCTTGAATTCGCTTGTTTTCCTCATCACTAGGGGTGGTGGAATCACATTCAGTTTGGGCCTTCTTTTTAGACAAACGCCTGATGGTACGTTCAAGTTCTACTCCGGGATCAGAAAATACATTAAACTTAGCGTCTCCGTAAAACTCATCTACGTATGCAAGATAGGAGATAGTGAAAGTAACACGACCCATTTCGTCTAATTTAAAATCATGAGTCGTCGGGGTTAAATTAAGGGTAACATATGATTCAGAAATGGCGTTCATCAGATCGGTATCAATGTGAGAGGGCGCGCCAACGGCCCGGGGGTCTGCCCACCCTACCACAGCTTTAATGCGAAAGCGTAGTTCTTGAAGGTTTTTAATATGTTCTCTATATGCCTTTTTAGTCACGTTGTTGGAATTTACGGGGGGTGCAGGGGGCGGCGTCGCATCTTCGGCTGGGCCGCCCGTTTTCAGAGCCAAATCCACATATTTATATCCGCCACGTTCTTTAAACAACTCATCTAAACTGTTCGCAAAAATAGTAAGTTCGGCCTTGATGCTTTTTTTAGCTGCAAAGGGGTTATTGCCATCGTAAGTAAATTCAAAGTCTTTGAGGCCCACCCCAAATCCACGCCGTAATTTATTAGAAAAAATATCCTTTACATCGTCGGAAGTGGCGTATGAGCTAAAATTAATTTCTCGCTGAGTTTCTCCTCCTTTATCATCAAAAGTCACCTTATAAAGTCTGATACGAGGGACAAGGCTTGACACCTGGGCAGGCGACATATTAAAAAACGTAGCTTGATTTGGATTTTGAGTAAGCCGATTCATAAACGTAAACGGATCACAATCAGCCATCAAGCAGGCGTTGGAAGCATAAAAAGGAGCAGGACACTCCGGGCGCGGGCCAAACTCGCTTACTACAGAGGCCGCCGATTTGTACTCATTGCCCTCTGTTTTCTCCTGTGCCGTCAACTTTCTTACCGTTTCCTGGGCTTTCGCCAGTTTCTTCTTATCATTTTTAGAAAGAGATTTTGGAGGAGTTCCTCTTTTGCGACACCACCAATTTAAATGGTTGGGATTAGGTTTGCCGGGATGCCAATAAGGTAATTTTTTAGGGTTTTGTATCTCTAAGTGTGTCTTTTTGAGAGTGGCCAACTCCTGTGCGCGCGCTAGCAAATAACATTGATGGCTGATAGTCATTTCTTTAATTTCGGATTTGACACCCTCGGTACCGCCGCCAACAGCCCCCATCAAACTATCTAGGCCGGTCATTTCGGCAAGTTTGTCAAGCCACTCTTCGCCCTTTTCAAGCGTCTCACCTTTCATCTCGGAAAACTGGTCTGCTAGATCGCTCCGGAGATCCTTGGTTGCATCTTTGGCATAATCTACAATTCCTTCCTCTTTGACCTTATCAAGTTGGGCTTCAAGCTGTACTGCTTTCGCCTTCAGACCGGCTAGCTTCTTCTCGGCCTTGACCTTCGCTTGGCCGACAGCTTGTTCTAC